AGTGTATTTTGATAGCCACTCGTTAAGTCATTTGTGCCAGTTGTTCCAGATTCAGCCCCAACTAGAGTATTGGCATAACCAGCAACAATTAAATCACCAGAAGACCATCCTACAGCAGTATTAGAACCAGTATCATTATTTTGAGCAGATAATGCTTGATAACCTACAGCAGTTGACCTTCCTCCAGCATCTTCTGCATCCAAGGCTTGATAACCAATAGCAGTATTTCCAGCACCACTTGTCAAGGCAAACAGTGCATTTGACCCAACGGCTACGCTACCATTTGCGGCACTCGTCAATGCGCCTTTTAATGCTTCTTTTCCAACTGCTACACAATAAGAAGCATCTCCAGCACCAGATAAGGCTTCTGAACCTATCGCTACATTTCCAGCATTTGTATCAAAATTTCCACCAGCACTATATCCTAATAAAGTATTTTCACCACCACTCGTAATTGCATCACCACTCTGATAACCGATAGCTGTGTTTTTAGCACCACTGCTTAAATTTTCTAAAGCATAGCTTCCAACTGCAACTGTTCCATTCGCAGCCGTTGTTGTTGTTCCACTTCTAACTGCACTATCTCCAATAGCGATTATATGTGAAGCATCTGAAACATCATCTCCAGCTAAACTTCCGATATGAATATTTGAACCTCCAGTAGTTACACTTTCACCAGCTTCATGCCCAATAGCTACGTTAAAACCACCAGTAGTTATTGCTGTCAAAGCTTCATAGCCTATTGCAGTATTTCCACTATTACTCTGTCCACTTGCTCCAAATCCAGCATGAGAACCTAAATAGGTGTTTTTTGTCCCAGTTACATTGTAAAATCCAGAATTAACACCCACTCCAGTATTATTCATTTGAGTAGCAGAACTTCCACCATTAGATTTTCCCAATGCTCCATTTCCTACTGAAGTTGAACTACCACCACCTACTTCTTCTGACATCCCATAATATCCAATCGCAGTATTTGAAACCCCAACTGTTAATGATGCTAATGTATTTTGACCAATTCCAACATTTGAAGTTCCAGTTGTAAGGGCAGTTAGTGAATTATGTCCGATTGCGATTGTGCCTGTTTGGGCATTAGCACCTGTTGAGTTCATGGCATTACCACCTATAGCAATACAACTTGCCATAGCACCAGTACCACCAGTACCCGCATCTTGACCAATCAAAACATTATAATCAGCATCTCCATTATTTACAGCAGTTCCAGCATCTCCACCTATAACTATATTGTAATTTTCACCAGCATCAGCCGCACTAAATGCTGATTTTCCAACAATAACATTTCCAGCGTTGTTTGTCATAGCATCACCAGCTTGACTACCTATTACTGTATTATTATTTCCAGTAGTAATTGCAAATAATGCTTTATAACCAAGTCCAGTATTATCAGCGTAAGTAATTGTCCCAGCAGAAGATTGACCAGCACTTGAACCTACCATTGTGTTTTGTTGTCCAGTATCAAGATGAAAAGATGCATTTGAACCTATAGCAGTATTATTTCCTTGACCATCACTCCCAGCTTCAAAGCTATATAAACTTGCATATCCAAGAGCAGTATTATGGTCTCCATCTACATTAGCATGCAAAGATTCATAACCAATAGCAGTATTATATTGCCCAGTTGTATTTACATATAAACTTTCATTTCCTACCGCAGTGTTAGATGCTCCACTTGTAAGGGCATTTAAACTTGCATATCCTACAGCAACAGCACCTATTGCGGCTGATGTTGTATTCGCTCTCATAGCCGCAGACCCTAATGCTGTCACTCTTTGTGCATCTGTTGAAGCATCTAAGGAATTTATACCCATAGCAACATTGTAATCTCCAGTGCTTACTGCATGACCAGTATTATGCCCAAAAAAAGTATTAGCAGTAGCATTAGACGTTAAATCATCACCAGCAATATTTCCAAATACAGTATTAAAATCACCACCATCATTATTAGATAATGAAATGCGAGAGTTGGCATCAAGTTTAAATGCTTGAGCTGCATTAGTGTAAAAACCAAGAGACTCTTGTGATGCAGTAGCATTTAAATCAGCTTGTATATATGTTCTAATTCCACTATTTGAACCAAATAAAATAAATTGGTCTGAGGTATTTGGAGATAATAAATGAATATTGGTATCGCCACTATTTTCAACAACCAAAGGAGCATTTGCGTTTCCATCTACAGTTCCAGCACTTCCTTTATGAATGTGAACAGTATTGTCTGGACTTGCAGTTCCGATTCCTACGTTTCCAGAACCATTTATAGACATTTGAATAGATGCATTGGTTTGAAAATTCATAGTGTTTGTACTATGAGCGTAATTAATATATCCTACATCATTATCATCTGCATCGCCAAAATAAATAATATTATTTTTATCATTTGGTGTTAAAAATTGTATAGCATTATGGTCGCTATTTTCAATAGTAAATTGAGCGTTAGAATTAGTTGTTACACTTCCAGCACTTGCTTTATGAATGTGCATATTAGTGTCTGGACTTGTAGTTCCAATTCCTAATTTTCCATCAGAAGTCAAAACCATTCTTGTATCAAATGTACCAGCGTTGTCTGTTCTAAAACTAAACTGACCACTATTATCTGCTCCAACTCTCCCAACTCTTATTTCTGCTAATCTTTTGTAGGCATCATCTGAATCAGCATTATTAAAAGACATAACACAAACATCTGCATCTGCACCAGATTTTTTACCTTCCATTTCAAATAAGGCAATATCACCATCAGCACCAGTATGAGCGAGTCTTAATGCACCATCAAAAAGACTGCTTACAGCGGCTAATCTTGGTTGTGTACTATCTCCAATAGATACATCTCCAGAAGTATGCATAGTCATCACTAAACCATCAGCAGTTCCTAAATCACTTACACCATTAACAATTTTAAATTTATCGGTGTCAGAATTATCAATTCCCATCATCCAACGCTTTGTTCCAGTTAATAAGAATTGAGCAACAGCATCACCAGTACCATCATTTTCAATTAGTAGTCCATTAGTTGTATCTGTCGTAGAATTATCTTGTTTAATGTGAACAGGCGTAGTAGGAGCTTCTACTCCTACCCCAAGTGAGCCATTTATATGTACCTTATCTGTTGCTAGTTTTAATGCAAATGTAGTTCCATTGTCTCCATCTTTTACATCTACTAAAGTTGTTGTGTTTCCCCCACCATCTCTATCTACATGAAGTAGCTGTTCATAAGATGATGCTATTGATTGTCCTGTTAATGTTGCCATAATTTATCCTGTATAATCTTCCCAATTAGTTGTTGCGTCTTCCCAATTCAACTGTATAGCTTCTGCACCAGCCCAGCCAATATCGGCTATCATCTGTGCAAAATTAACTATAGTTGCTCTAATACCTCCTAACATTATCTTAGTGCCAGCATATTAGTTGCTGTGGTATTTGTTGCTTTGATTGCAGTAAACTTAACTGGAAGTATTTGACCACTTGCTAAGTTTTTAAAAGTAGCGTCGCTACCAGATTGTAGCGTAAGGACTACATCTCCCCCTACTCCTACATATAAAGCTGTATGTGAATCATCTAGTGTTTGGTCTCCGGTTGCTCCACTACCACCATCTATAGCTGCCACAACAGTAGCACTCTCGTAAACCATTTGATTTAACGATTCTTTTACAGAATATTTTTGTAAATCAGCCATCTTGTTTCTCCTTTCTTATGCCTTACCGAGCTTGACAATTCTCATGGGCATATTGGTTTTAAGTTAAGTCTGGTAGTCTTATCATTCTAGAACCACCAGTTTTATCTCTCTTATTTGCTCCGTGTTTTTTAGTGGCTTCTATCCACTTTCTTTCATGCACTTGTGATAAATTTAAACTAACACTAGCTATGTTTCCATCTATAGCTAAGCCAGCTTTATCTTGATATAGTCTTGATTTTACATAATCTATAATAGAACTATGAAACACATTGTCTATATCTGGTGTATCTGTTATTGCACTAACTGCATTTGGCTCTCCGTAATAATGCATCAATACACCATTAGTAACTGCCTCATCAATAGGTTTGTATTGACCTAATTGAGAATGAGTCGTTCCATCTGTTTTACCTTTTGTAGTTACAATAGCTAAATGATTTCCTTTTATAAACCAAGCTATATATTTTTCTGGGTATGTATATGTACTTGCCATTAATCTATGTCCATTGTTAATATCTCACCATCTAGTAGCCTTGGTATTTTTACATACTCTCCACTAGCATCCATAAAGTCACATCTAAAAACTTTGTTTACTTCTATTCCAGAATTGCTATCACTTAGCGTGTACCATTGTTGGTCTACAACTGTAGTGGTCTTAGCATATTCTACTTTACTAGAATACTTTCCTAGCTCTACTAATGCTTCGTTTATTAAATTTATAATATAATTTTCTGAAGCATCTGGAAAAGATTGTCTTACTCTTGATATAATTTTTTTTACTGTTAAACTATGTACTGCCATTATTCTGCTTCTTCCCAACTTAAAGTTGTGTCTTCCCAATTATTAATATTAAAACTAGCCCAAAATCCTTTTATAAGCCAAGTAATTGATGTTGGCAAGGTAACAGCTGTAAATGAAGGTGATGTATTTAAAGAAGTCAAACTAAAAGAAGGTGATGTGTTTAAATTAGTTAAGCTAAATGAAGGAGAAGTATTTAATACTGAACCTGTAAAAGATGGAGAGCTGTTTAATGTTGTTAATGTTTTTGCCATTAAGCTTGCCTCATTATCTGAATACCTTTATCATAATCACCTTGTAATTTAGCTTGTTGTTTTTCATACCAAGAATACTGAGATGAATCAACTGCTAATCTTGTTTGAGCTTCATTAGAATAACCTTGAGCTATTCCTAACTTTGTTTGTATTTCATTTGCATAGCCCTGTGCAGCGTTTAAATTAGCTGATATAACTGTATTGTAACCACCTACTTGTGCTATCCTTGCGTTTACCTCACTTGCATATGAAGATACTTCTTGAGCAGCTGCATTTGCCTCTCCAAGATAAGCATTGCCAGAGTTTATTCTAGCTTGAGATTCATCTATTTTTGCTCTTGATTGAGCTAGCCTTGATTGTATTTCTTTTGCATAACCATCTGCTTCTGCTAAAGCTATATTAACTTCTTTGACTCTCATATCTCCAATAGCTGTCCACTCTTGTAAGTGCATTTGTGCTCTGCTTATTTCTGTTTGTGCTATGTTTAAAGCAGAAGAAACTAATTCTATGTCTTCATTTGCTTGAGCACCATAAGCATCTGTAGTAGATGATGGCTCATTTGCGTTTATAAGGTCTTGGGCTTCATCTAACGCTGTTTTTACCCTTGCTAATTGAGAGTCATTTGTAAGGAAAGTAGACTCATCTCCAAATACAGAATCAGAGTCAGCATTTTCAAATTTATTTGCTGCTGCTTCTGCTTGGTCTACTGCTGCTTTTAATGCAGTTAAAGCTGTATTAATGTCGCCCTCTGAATCTGTTTCCCCTAAATCTAGTAAAGCATCTGACTTATCAAACTCTGCACTTGCTAAAGTAACTGCTGAATTTATTCTACCAGCTGCAGTTGCCATAGCTGCTAATGCCGTATCTACTGATGCATCTACTTGAGTTGCTGCTTCAGATATTTGAGTTACTGCATTATCTACATTTGTATTTATACTATCGCATATTGCTTGAGTTTCGTCTAATTCTGTATTAATAGCAGTTAAAGCTGTTGTGATATCTGCATTAGAACTTCTATCTCCTAATACATTTTGTAATGATTTTATAGATGCGTATAAAGGAACTAAATACTCATACTCATCTGGAAAATTTGATATAGCTGAATCGCTATAGGCTACTGTAGGATTATTAACTTCTAAATACTTACAACTACCAGAAGCTGGTAAAGCATTTATTTTTCCATTGTATATATAATATACAGGGTCTGTTGTTGTGGCTGCGTTCATATCATCACTATCAGATACCCTCCCTCTTAATGATGGAGGTATCAACCTACAAGGTTGGTCTATTGTTCCATCATTTCTAGTTACTGAAAGTACTTGAGCAGAATCTAATGTTTCAGCCTCACTACCTACTGCTGTACTTGTAAAGGTATCTTCAGTAGCACAAAATTGTTTTAAAGCTGGTGGCATAAAATTTATTATTTCTATAGCACCATCACTTAAAAATTGTGTTAATTCTGTTTGTGTAGGAGCACTACTGCCATCTATTGATAAACTAGTAAGTCCTTCTACTTGTGCTTCAAATGTTGCCATTAATTAATACTCGCTTGTCTAACTCTATCTTCCCAAACTTTAGCTTGTCTAATTTTTTTATCTTTAGTTACTTTCGCTATATGTTTGTCCATTGATGTCGTTGAAAATTCTATATCTGTTCTCTTCCCAACCTCGCTTCTCATAAACATAATATTTGTAAATTTACGAGAAGATGCTCTCTTCCCACAAGTCTTACAATAAAACCATCCTTCTCTATTTGGTGCTTCACAATGTTTACAATTCATATTTCTCCTTTAGATTTGGGGGTCATCTTTTATTGACAACCCCCACAGTTCTAAATACTGCTAACCTTATTTATTCAGTTTATGATAATGTCATATGGTCAGCATCATGCTCTTGACCATATACATAATAGTTATTGCCATCACACATTAACTCTGCCCAATCACCGGGAGCTGCAGTTGAAGCAACCCATACGAGTTCATCAACGCCAGACTCTGCTGACTCGGCTGCAGCACCATCTGCTGACACAATCATACCAATTAAAGTATCCTCAGATGAATCTGGAATAACTTTAACAGTTCCACTACCGGCATCAGTTAAGATGAATTTAGCATGCCATCCAGCTCCAGCATTAGCTGCAGTTGGAAGAGTTATATCAAATGAAGCATCTTGGTCTAATGTAAATATCTTACCAGAATCATTAGCTGTTAATGTTCTAGCTGCAGTTACATTTTCTATTTTTTTCTGGTGACCAAAAGTTGCACCACTATTCTGTTCTAAATAACTTCCTCTAGCCATTATTATACTCCTTCTAAGTTTAATAGATAATGAGTTTCTGGAAGAGATACTTCTAATCCAGCTTCTGTCATAATCATATCTTTACGAAGGTCTTCATCAGCTGATTGTACATTAGTCATGATTTGTGTATCACGATTAACTCCATTACCAACCAATGGTCTGTAAGCAACATGGTCTAAATCAACCATCATTAAGAATCCAGAAGAGAACCCTCTAAACAAAGGTTCTTTAACTAGGTTCATTGTACCATGAATTGTATCAACAGATAAAATTCTATGACCATAAGAACCTTGCTTTTCAGAAAGATTATAACGAAGGTTAGATACATCATTTACATCCGTAGAAGTTCCAACATTTAATGTCTTGTTTAAAAATGCATCAGCTCCTAATTTATTAAAAAATGTAAGAACAGGCATACTAGCAAGAGCTAATTTTGCATCTGTTCCACCACGAGCTGGGTCGTAAACAACTTCAAAGTCAGACAATAGTCTGTCATAAGTTAATTCACTAGCTGTTGAACTACGAAAGTAAGGTGCTCCAGAAGAGTAAGATAAAGCAGCATCATTAACAACTGCAGTACCATTCTTAATTACATGACCACAAATACCTTCTGTATACTGAATTCCACCAACAGTTGCTTGTTGTCCAAACAACATAGCTCTTTCAATATCAACTTTATGCTCACGAAGTTTGTTATTCCAAATTCTTTGGAACTCATCTGCGTAACCACGATATCTTGTAGCCCTAGCTGTATTAGACATTTCACATGCTGTCTTAAATATCTGTGTTAATCCAGAATCAGTTTCTAGTTCTTCTGAAAAAACATCTGGTGCTCCAGAACCTTCTGCATATGAAGTACCAATTACTTGACACTTTGTTGCATCTGCTCCAGTTTCAGCTCCATCAATAGCAGATATTGTTTTACCAACAAAACTAGTATCGCTTCCATTATCAACAGGTGCAGATTCTATTCTAACTATTATTGTTTCTGGTGAATTGCTTTCTGTATAGCCAACTGCAAAAACCATTCCTTTTATTAAAAAATCAACTGAAGTCTCACTACCAGCAGACTCTTCAACTGTATATGTAATACTAGAACCAGCTGCAGGAATTGAGTGACTTCCATCAAGAACAAAACTTCTATCTGTCATAGAAATCTTTGTTCTATCTTCTAAAAACCTAAATTGAGGGTCATCCGTTGGGACTTTTGCTACCTTAGAGAGATACACGAAGAATGGTGATTCCTCTGGAGCTAGCTCAGCCACACGGTCTGAAAAGTTGAAAAGTCTTCGAGTGTGAAAACCAGAGTTTGCAGCACCCGGAGTTCCAACATTTACAATGCCCGAATTATAAGTAGACATTTATTACTCCTTGAGTTTATATTTTACTATTTCTTGATGCACCCATAACACCAGCCCAAACATCATCTATTTCACTTGGTTTTTGAGGAGTACCACCTTGAAGGACACCAGCCGTTGGGGCAGTATTCTGAGACTTTTGAACAGCTTCTAAGTTTGGAGAAACTTTTTGTTCTCCTCCTTTATGCTTTCTATACACATCTACTAACATATCCAAAGGAATATCTTCTCTTGGTTGTGTAGCAAACTGTATAAAATCATCAGCCATCTTTGGGTCATTAAAACCATACTTAGTATTTAGTTCTTGCTTTAAGTTATTAAGTGCCATTTGCTCTTGTATACCAGAAAACTGTTTTTGAACAGCTTCATCCACTAGAGCTTTTTCTTGACTCACCCTCATCTCATAAGAAGGTGAACCGGGTTTATAATAAGCCTCCCAAGGGTCAAAAGAATCTTCTGTTACCTTTGCCTCTTCTTTGGGCTTATTGTCACTACCACTTAGTGTATTCTTCATAGCCTCAACTACATCTGGTCTTTGGTTTAAAACCTTTCCTAGTTGTTCGTATTTGCGTAGCTCTGCAACCTCGTTATTTAACTTTTCAAATTCAGCAGCTTTTTTATCATACATAGATTGAAATTTTTTTGCATCATCTACATTTGATTCTTGCATTGGCTCTTCCATTGGAGGAGTGCCTACTTCTTCTGGTTGAACAACTTGTTCCAAAACTTCGCCTTCTACACCTTCTATTTTAGTAGTGTCTTCGTGTATAGTGTTTTCCATTTATTCCTCGATTTCTTTTATTATTAGCATCACCTATTAAGATGTCTTAAAAGCAGAACCGGGATATAATCCCACTATAGTCTGTTTTAATTGCGTGTAGCGATATCTTTTTCATTATCAACAATTCTTTTTAAGTTATCAACTTGTACTTTATTTTTGTATTTTGTATCATTTGAAATCTCACGAAGTTGAGTTTTGAACTTCTCAGTTTCAACTCGCTTTCTAGCATTAACGGTTTCACGCTCTGCTGTTTGCAAGTCTCCACTAAGTTTCTTAATCTGCTCTTCTAATTGCTTTACATATGATTGCATTTGAGCCATTTGACCCTTTCGCTTTAACACGCCTTCTTTGTCAAAGATTTCAGTTTTCTTTAAAACCTCGACATCATCTACCAGATTCATCTTGTACGCCTCTAGATACATATTATATTCTGCAATTCTATTTGACGGTAGCGTTGAACCGGATATTATCCTCACATCATAATGCCCAATGGTGATATCATTTAACATGGCATTAATTTCTTGTTGTTTATTATCGTACATATTTACTGTAAATTCAGTAATATCATTATTTGGTTGTACAATTCTAAAAGTTTTTTGATATGTATAATGGTCTTTAGATAAGTTATATATACTCTTACCTAATCTATTTAAACTTCCTTCTATGTCTCTTAACTTAGACTTACCTCTTGTTTCTCCCATCTCTGCTAATAGTGCTGTACCTCTAACAGTTTCTGGTGCAGCTTCTCTAAAACCTTGCATTAGCTCTGGTATACCCAAACTTAAGTCTATATAGTGTTCTATTCTACTGATTAGGTTATAAAACTCGTTAGACAATGATTGAGGGGCAGGGAAATGAGGTGCTCCAAATTCTGGATTATATGATATAACAGCATTAGGGTTTGCCCAATCCTGCTCCAACTGCCCCAAATCATCCACACTACCTTCTGGAACTAAAAGTTTTAGTCCAGCAGAGGCTTGTGCGTGGGAGAGAGTGAGAGAGAAAAGCTTGTTTAGTAATCTTTGAGAGTCTTTTATTTTAGCTATATCTGATTTAGGATAAGGAGTACCTGTCCATATATTGGGAACAGGAACTATTGGATATATGTCTGTATTTAAAATACTCTCATATAATAATATTTCTCCAGCCGTAGCTGTGATTTTAATTCTTGTTTGATTAACTTGTATAATCTGTATTAACTCAGCTTCTATAAGTAATGATGTTTGCTCTTGAGCTATAAACTCTAAATACTTTTCTTCATTTAATATTACTTCAGAACCATCTTGTTTGTTAAAAACTCTATAAAAAGGTACTTTTACCTTAGAAAATCTTTCAAGTATTCTATACTTGTTTATTCTATGAAACTCTAAATTATATGTAGTATCTGGTGTAAAAGATACAGAGCTGTTACGCTTGTTAGAACTAGGATAATCTTCTTCTTCGTAGTAAGACTCTATATCTTCTAGATATGGTTCTACTTGTGGATATAAATTTATTAATTGGTCTTCTGTTAATATTGTAGATAAGATAACACCAGAGGCATCATCCATATAACGGTTTCTAGAAGCTGGGTCTACATAAACTCTAAAAGGGTCTACATATGTAAATTTTACCTCTCCCCTACCAAAATCAGCTTCTGGGTCTACATAAGTATAAAAGTAACCTAATCCAGCAGTTGCATAGTCATGTACTGCTTGTTTAAATTGAGTATCTCCATCTGATATATCCCAAACATACTCTAGTAAAGTTCTCCATACATTTGCCATCCTACTATCAGAATCTTCTCTACCAACAGCACTATACTTAGGAGACCTAGATGTAAGTAATGACTTTAATTTTTCTACAGCAGCATATACTCTGTCAATAACAAAGTCACCTTGCCCTACTGCTCTTAAAGCATCTGATTCTTCCTGT